GTTACCCGACGTAAACACGACCACCTCGCAAACTACAGCTGCGCCTAGTTACTATACAAACTACTTATCTAACCTAGCTACTGCGGGTAATACCGCAACGGCTATGGATCCTTCCAAGATGGTGGCGGGTTTCAGCGATTTGCAAAACAAAGGTTTTGGAAATGTGCAGCCCGCAGCTGAAGCATATAAGCCAGGACTGTCTGCAGCTGAAAATACAGCAAACACAGCGGCAGGAGGTCTAAACTCCAACAATATTAATGCGTTGATGAATCCCTACACATCTAATGTTGTAGATGAGATGGCAAGGCTTCAGCAACAGAACGTACAACGCAACGTGTTGCCTGGGTTAAAAGCAGCGTTTGCAGGTACGGGGGGTAGCGGTTCTCAACGTTACGCTAACGCAACGGGGCAAACTCTAGCCGATATGCAAGCCAACCTTACGGGTCAACAACAAGGTGCGCTATCCTCTGGATACACACAGGCTTTGCAGGCAGCTCTGCAGAACCTTCAACTTCAAAATCAAGCCGCGACAACGCAAGGTAATTTAGCTGCTCAAGAGCAGAATTTAGGACTGACTGGAGCACAAGCCGAGTTGAATGCGGGAGCGCAGAAGCAAGCTTTAGAGCAGGCAAAGATTGACGCACCATTGAAACAAGCTACCAATGCCGCTAGTTTACTTCGCGGTTATAACGTACCCACGTCGACAACGCAAACTTACAAAGGTCCTATGCCTGGAGCTTACTCAGCGTCGCCGTTGCAACAAATCGCTGGCATAGCTACGTTATTTGGTTCTGGTGCAAACGGTACAAGCCCCGTCCAAGGTTTGACTAATTTTTACAAAAAATATTTTCCTAGTGTTGGGGCAAACCCTAATCCTGTGGATACAACCAAAATTCCAGCAGGTTATACATTGGGTGATGACGGTTACCTTACTGATGCGCAGGGTAGAAAGTACGGACAAAACGCTGACGGCTCGCTTTCTCCATTGGCTGAGGACGGTGCAAACCCTAATTCTGAGCCTGAACCCCCACCTCTTGACACTGTAAATGGCGGTGATGGTGGCGGAGTAACTACCAACTACGGAGATGATACATAATGAATACTGCATCACCTCTTAAAGCTGCCTCCTCAGCCTTACCGCCAGAGTTTTTTGGCGCTGAGGGTGACTCAGACTACGCTGAAAAATATCAGAACGCAAAAGACGCTGAACAGAGGCTTATGGCTATGCTTGAGCAGCGTAATGAGTCTAGGCTCAGCCCCTCTATGCTCGCTTTGGCGGGTGAACTACTTGATCCAGGACGTACAGGTTCTTTTGGAGAAGCTTTAGGTCGGGGGGCAAAATCTTATGCTACAATGCAGGGAGCTGAAGACAAGCAGTTAGCAGACAATGCGATGATGCAGATGCAGTTGCGTAACATGCAATTAGAGCGAGCCCAGCAAGGGCAGATGGCAAAGATGGCTGCTCCGTTCGTTAATGGTTTGCTCAATAATCAAGCTGAGCCTCCTGTCCAACTTACTCAACCTGCCGCTGCTGCTCCCGTTGCATCTCGACAAGGGCAAAGCACTATTACAAATCCTGAAGCCGCAGCGCCAGAAGCTGAAACAGCCCTTGCTCCCGTACCGCTGGCTACTCCAACTGCGGCTACCGCTCCTGCAGCTGATAAAAACTTACCATCGTTGCAAGAGCCTACAGTGATGATCAATAATCGTCCTGTTAACGCAAAGACGATCGCGGGTCTTAAAATGGTGCCCGCTACAAAAGCGATGGGTGATGCTCTGGAGTTTGCCTATAAAGACAAACTAGATCAGATGGACAGAGAGTACAAAGAGCGTCAGTATAAATTAGAATCTGATAAGTTTGCCCTTTCTAAAGAAGAAGCTGCACGCAGCGCAATCAAAGTACAACCTGACTACTACGTTGATACTACAGACCCTAAAAATCCAAAAGTAGTACCGTTGATTAGGCAAGGCGAGCCAGATGTACCCATCAACTTCCCTGAGTTTGGCGGAGTGAAAATGGATGGATCTAAAGAAGATCTAGTTATGCTTCGTGCGGCTAGAGCAGCAAAAGATGCACCAAAAGTTAAAGAGATCTATGATCGGTTACGTTACGGTGTTCGTGAGCCAACTGCGGCGACTGCAGAGGCTCCATTACCAGCGATAGGTACAGAAGAACAAAAGGCAGCGCAAGCTAAACGCGAAGCCGTGAGTAAAACTACAGGTGAAACGCAAGCAAAAGAAACTCAAACATTTTTACAAAATGATAGCACTAATCGTGAAACCGTATTTACAGCGTCGCGTATTTTGCAAAATGCAGAGAAGAATCCTCAGTTGTATGGTATTTTGAAAAAGCCAGGAATTGGTACAGCTCTTGCGTCTTTTATCAAAGACAAAGGCGCCGCAGGAGAGTACGCGATTACAAAAGAAAACTTAGAAGACTTCCTACGTAAAGCTAACTTAAAAACTACAGACGAGGATTTAGGCGAAGTTGCCAAAATGTCTAGCGACTTGGCTCGCTTACATTTCAACTACCGTAAAATGCTTCTGCAAGGTCAAGGTAGCGTATCGGATAAAGAAGATCAAGGTATTTCCAGAATTCAAGGTACAACTTCTGATCCTGCTTTGTTCTTGATCAGTATGGCTCAATTGACTGGACGTCGAGCACAATTTGATAGTGACGTGGCGGGAGCTTTCCGTAAGTACAACAAAACGAACGGCAACAATAATACCCTTGAGGATTATCGCAGCGATCCAACGTCTAGCTACAATAAGCTGTTGAGCGGGTACGAGAACTGGCTTACAAGAACTTATAAATTGCCTGGCGGGTTAACCCCACAGACAAGCACATCGGTGGCTCCAGTAAGTGACGCTAGTTTAGAAGCTGAAATTGAGCTTAGAAAGAAAAAAGGTAAATAATATGCCGATTGATTGGAGTAAACTCAATGACGAGCAACTCAGCGTAGCAAAGCAGATATCTACAACGGCAAAAGATATGGGTGTAGACCCTGATCATATTTTACCTTTAGCCTACGCTGAAAATCAATTTAAAACGACGGGTAAGTCTGACAAAGGCGCGATCGGTCCAATGCAGTTGATGCCTAGGACAGCCAAAGGACTAGGGGTAGACCCTAATAAACTTGATGAAAATATTCGTGGCGGTGTTACGTATTTTAAACAGATGTATGAACATCCAGAAATTAAAGGTAATTTAGATAAAGCATATGCGGCTTACAACGCTGGTCCAGATACGCCTTTTGTCAAATCTGGAAATCTTAAAGATCTTCCTGATGAGACACTTGTATATCTAGACCGTATAAGAAAAGTGAGTGGGCAGAAAGAAATGCCGAAGCCTGACAGTGCTGCCGCTCCAATAGAGTCTTTGAATGCCAATGAGCTTGTAGAAAAGATACCTGGAGAACCTACACCTCAACCTGCAGCTGAAAATGCAGGTGAGACTGAAGGACGGAACCAGTTTGATTTTGATACTGATAAATTTAAAGCAGCGCAAGCCAAAGCTGCGGCTTCTGCCCCTTACGGGCATAATCTAGCGCAAGATGTACCTGCAGGACTCATTGGAGCAGGAGCAGGAGCTACAGCAGGAGGAGCCTACACTTTAGGTAAAACGTATGAAAACTTAGCCAACGCACCGCAAACGATCGCCAATGCGGTAAGAAATGCTACATCTGGAAGCACTAATGCGGTAAGGAATTGGATTACAGAAATGGGCGGCAAAGACCGTGGCGGCAAAGACTATAAACAAGCTCATCAGTACGAGCAGGGTGTAAGGCAAGGCTCAACTAGAATTGACCCTAGAACTGGAAGAGTAATACAACCCAATTTTAGATTTGCTCGCCCTCCAGTAGTTGATGCTGCACCTGAAGTGTCTGCCCTACAAAGAGCAGGTAGTGTTGCTAAGACCGTTCTAGGCTCACCGATCGTCAAAGGAACTTTGGGGGGTCTAGGCGTCGGTATGGGTGTAGCTGAGACTGCTGATAGATATAACAAAGGCGATACCCTAGGCACAGCTTTATCTGGATTGTCTACAGCGGGCAGTGCAGCTTCTATGGTTCCTGGATTTCAAATCCCTGGCACTGCTGTAGCTCTAGGCGGTCAAGGGGCATTGTATGCGGCTGACACTATTAGAAACAAACTTGCGCAGGAAGCTCAGAACCCTCCACCTCCAGTAACGCAAGCTGAGTTAGATCAGGCGAATCGACCCGTGGGCGGTTTTTATCCTCAAAAGATAGGTAGAAATAGGACTCCGCAGCAGATACAGCAGATGCAACAGCAGCTCACAGGAAATCTACTGCAGAGTTTGAACGGTCAACTGTCAGATTTCTCTAAACCTCCTCAGTTACCGTCACAACAAAAGCCTCAGCAGTAATTACTTAGTCTTGAGTCGACGTAGGGCTTTCTCCACCTCTTCAGAGCCTTTAATGTCTCGAAGAAGCAATAGAAGCTCTATGACGCCTCTAAGTAGGGGCTCTGCAAAATCATCAATTTCCAGATCACCATCTATTGAGATTTTTGGCGGTGTAAAGGGGTTTTCCTCTATTTCCATTTCTACAGTGAATTTATACGACATACTTACTCCTGACCAACGTATGCTTTTGTAGGGGCTGAACCGTCATCGGCTTGAACAGTTTCTATGTACTTTTGAAGAAAGTGCTGAGCCTTGAGCAAGTCATCAACACCGTTCTTCTTTTTCCAACGAGTAACGTACTTGGTAATTTGACCTTGAAAGTAATCAAGATCATTTGCAACGACGTAATCCCAATGCTGGATACCAGATCGGTAATGCGTTCCAGCAACCTGACGACCGTTGGCCAAATCAGAAGCCCGAGTGCCGTTAAACCTTTTCTCAAAATCATGCATGTCTGCGTTCCTTTATAAGTACCTCTAACAACTTCAAACCTACGGGGTGTGGGGTTAACCCACGCAGGTACTCAACACCGCGCTCAAAGACGTCTGAGATGGTTCTATTACCCATATCTAGCTCACCCAGACATGTGTAGCAAAGATCAAGCATATCAGCCCACTTTAACGTCAACTTTTCTTCATCAGTCAGCTGTGGAGTTTTGAGCCAATTTTGACGCATCATCTTTTCCTCAAGAGCGTCTAAGTTTTCTTTCAAGATCGGCATTTCCCACTTTGCAGTTGCAGGAACGTCACCCGTCCACTGCTCAGCGGTATCGTGTAGCAGCGTAGCTGATATCAGCTCAGGCGACGGGTTCTCATCACCGCAAAGCGCAAACACGATTGCTAGCACGTTCGCCGTGTGCTCGCCTACGGTTTCGTACTTATGCATCCTACGGGTATGCCAGCGGGTAACCGAGTTACCTGCCCGCACCGTCTTGATTACTTCATGCGCTAACATTTTTACCTTTCAATGGAATACGGCGAACTTTAGCCACGCCTCTAGGGTACTTCAACTCACGAGCAGGGGCATCACCTACGCTGATCTCACGAATATTAGCCGCAGCCTTACAACCATCAACCATACGCTGTTGCTCATCCCAGAGTTCTAAGATAAGACCAGCTAGAGGACGCATGCTGTAGATAGGGTTAAGCTTTTCAAAATCAGCCGTAGTTTCCCACCCAAACGCTTCCAAGTACACGTCCCAACTCACACGCAGCCGACGAAGCAAGCTCTTGACTGCAGCATCAGACGGGCGAACATAGTACATTGGCAACGCTATGCCTGCTTCTCTAGCTAGATTTACCCAGTGATCATCATCTAGAAACTTTCGTTTGTATAGCTCGCGTTGAAACTCAGATTGCTCTCGAGCCTTCGCGCTACTCTCAGTAGAGAATGGTTTTGTCATTTCGTTCTTTCTCAATTTTAGATTTTATGTAAGCCGCAATTAACAACGCTTCTGCACGATCGATATGCTTCTTTAGATGTAACTCAGCTTTCGGAAACATTTTAATCGCAAGAGCTCTAGCTTGCTCTTTATCACTTGTCAGCCCATAGTGCTTCTTCCACATGGACGGAGTAACAAAGAACGTGGGTACGTAAGCGCAAGCCAGTACAGCTCTGCAGCAGCCAAACGAGTCACCAAGGCTAAACACGCTTGACACGCCTTGTCCTGGCATCGCGTTGACTCGCTCAAGCGCAGCTACAGAGGCAAAATCAGCATAGCGCATGATATCTAACATACCTGCTGGGTTGATCTCGTTTTTGACTGAACCCGAACCTTTCAACATAATTGGTATATCCCAAACTCTATACCCTAAGTGATCAATCATCGCTATCGCCCCACTGAGCCCAGGATCAATTCCGATGTAGGTATTTAAAACGTCATCCACAGGTCACATCCTTTCAACTGTGCAGCTTGAGTTAGTAGTATAGACTGCTGATCACAATACCAACCACCGTCTTCCTTGATTCCTGCGTGTTGACAAGTTCTGCAGTTGACAAGAGGTTGAGTCTTGCCCCAGCATACCTCCTGCGCATCACAAAACTTACAACGCCAGTCACCCTCTTTTTCCGCAATGCGGGGTGGAGGAGACATAGACATCGTCAGCTGCTCAAGTTTACGTTCAATATCGGCTATGCAACTTTCGTCACGAGTTACACGCTCAATATAGTACTTCTCATCATCTTTTCGAAGCGCGACGTAAAGAGCGCGGTTCAACCCAGCAAGCCACATACCAGCATGCATCTGGTAGTAGTGCGCAGGCTTCGCCTCTTTTACGCCTCGTTTCTCAAGCTCTTTGAAACCATTTACATTAGAAGTCTTGATCTCGAGCAGGTGAGGGGTCTTTTCCGCACCAGGAACACCTCGGACTACACCGTCGGGCTTGCACACGAAGTGCCCGCTTACGTTAGTGTAGACCCATTGTTCACCCGTATCAGGGTCACGATCCCAAACCTCAAGCCCTGCGTCTTTCAAGTCCTGAACAATACGCGCTTCCTGCAAATGACCAGTTTGAAACAACCGCAACATACGCCCCGAGGGGGTATCATTGTGGAAGGCTCGCCAGTCATACCAGATAGACCGAACACATTCCTCACCGATTCCTGACGCTCCAATCCTAGCCAAATAGATAGCTTTGCTTTCTCTTTTCTCATAGGCACTGTAAATCAGTTCTTCTAGTGCGGAATGATGTTTCGGTATAGTTGCCATTAGATCGCCTTTGTTATAGCTCTGACTGCCCACATGCTAGCGGTTTCAGCATGAGCGATTGCTACATCAAGAGCACGTTGCGTTTCACTGGCGTGATAAGCATCACGAAGAGTTAGCAAGTATCTAACTGAATCATCAAATTGAGTTTTGATCATATTGACACGGCGAGCTTGATCGTCATTTAGAGGCGTGTAACCTATCATAGCTTCAGGCTCTGGAGCTTTCATAGGCTCAAGCTCTGGAGCTACAGGTACAAACTCTGCAACTGGAGCCGCGACTTGAGTTTCCTCGACTGGAGGTGCAGGAGGTTTCTTTGCTGTAGTCGCCATGATCAATCATCCCAAGGAGCTTTTTTGCCAGCAGGGGCAGGGGGTTTAGAAGCAGAAGGCGCTGCAGGAGTAGAGGCAGCCGCAGCGGGGGTAGGCTTCGCAGCTGCTGGAGCTGGCGCGGCTTTTGGGGCTGCTCCGTTAGCAATCTTGTAGCCGTTGATGCGGTTCTGCGGACCGTACTGACCGCTTCCTGGCTCAATAGCAACGTCGGCATAGAAAGGGGTATTCAGCAGCTCGTCTGTATCAGCAGCTCCTGGCTTGCCACATGCAGCAGCCCAACCTGAAATTTGACGGCGTCCAATTTCCTCGGCTTTGGCGCTGGGGTTCTGAACGTTAAAGTTCATGAAAATGAAGCGGTCAGCGTGGGTAGGACCTAGAACGCGGAACTTGGCTTTGATGTAAACGCCAGTACCAGCAGAGGTAGTCTTACTTTCAGCCTCTTCACACATCAGCTGATACTCACCTGCGGGAATAGGCTCATAAGAACCTGTACCTGTGTCGGGCTCGTACTCAGCCGCATTGAATCCAAATCTTGCCATGTTAAATACTCCTATTACTGTTTTACGGGGATAGACTCGATCAACTTGTCAAACATCATTGGTATGGTGTCAGGACAGTTGTAACGATTCTTTGCGATGTATGCAGGGTTCTCAACTACATGAAGCAGACGCTCTCCAGTAGTGATACCGCGCGATACTTGGTTACCGAAGCCCGCATCGGACTTCTTGACAATCACTCTGAAACTAGCAAACGCCAGCACATCTGTCCACTCTTGCAACAAAGCATTGCAGCGATTAGGTAGCTTGGGCTGAAACCGATCGTAGGAGTCAGAGCGAGGGTCTTCGTATTTGACTGTGACCGCATGAGCCAAAATGACTACATTCATGCCACGCTTCTTGCGAAGCACGTCAAAACCTGTTAGCAACTCACGAAATGATTCTGCAATCATCATCGCGCCTTTGCCGTATGACAAGTCTTTAGCGTCATGCTTGGACTCGACATCAACTGTGATTAACGGCTCAACCAACCAATCGACGCTATCCAAGACCACGGTCTTAAAATCGTGTTCTTCTTTGATTAGCGTCCTGATATTTTGAGCCACGTCATCAACTGTTTCAGCGCGAGGAAATGATGTGACTTCTAAAGATGCCAGACCGTCCTCGGTTGAAATGAAGATAGGCGAGGGAAACTGACTCGCTATCGTGCTTTTACCAATGCCGTGACCGCCGTAGATACAAATCCTAGGCGGCACTGCCTGTTTACCAACTACCAAGTTTTCTTTCCAATCACTCACGTTTTCCTCCTGTTAAAATTACACCGCTTCGTTATTATAACCTCAAACATTAACGTAAAACGCTAAAATTTAAAATTATTTTGTCATACTTTAACTTATTCTTGTCCCAACGCAAGATTTGGCAAATATCCCACATTTCAGCTACTACGGTTACGCATATAGAGCACAATGTAGGATCACCCGACATGACGATATAGTCACCTTCTTGATACTCTTGTAGCACACGTCTTGCATGCTCTATAGCAGCGTAAGGATCAAAATCCCTGCCTATAGATGAGAACACCTCTTGAACATTGCCGTGCTCATCGGCAGCCGAATAATCGCGCCTCTTGTCAACATGTACCAACCATACAGTGCTCATTTAAGTTCTCCATAAACTTTACCCCATTTAACCTCAGCCTTCACAGGCAACTCTGGCCACCATCTAGGCGGCGTCGACATTACTTGTTCTATGTAGTCTCTAGCAGCGGGACCCTCATGCTCATCAACTACAGCTACCAACTCATCATGCACCGTCAAAGCGACAGGGTGAGTCTCGTTGACAACGAGAAGCTGCTCCATGACAACGTGGCGTGCTACTGACTGAATGATATTTTCAGTAACCAAACCCCCATAAATAGTTGACCTACCTTCGCTTCTAGACATGTAAGTCCAACGACGTTCAGAAGTTGAGTAGCTGAGGTCAGGGTACAGCAAA